ACGAACTGACGGGGGACCACCACACTACAGTGTTAGCCGCTGTTAACGTAACACCATGTGCCGCAGAGGCTGGCTGTATTACTAAAACCCTTGGGCTCGATGCTTCTTGAAACTGCTTAAAGATGTTTGTACGTGCTGATGCACCCACGTTTCCCTGGATGACCTCGGTGGGTATGCCATCACTGCGTAATTTATCCGTTAATATACTTATGGCGTGCCTAAACGGAACAAAGACAAGAACCTTTTGACTAGACTCATCAATGACTTCTTTTAATACTTTGTATCTATGTTTGATATCAAACTCAAGTGTCTCACCATCATCTGTGTATACTGCTCCTGCAGATATTTGTAGTAACTTGTTCATACCCACAGCCGCATTTACAGCAGTGATCTGCTCACCTGTTATCTCTAACACTAATCTCTTTCGTAGTTGATCGTAGTATTTCTTTTGTTGGCGAGTAAGTTCTACGGCTCTCTTTACATAAGTCATACTCGGTAGATCAAGGCACTCATCTTTGGTAAATCTAATTGCAGGTTGTAATACTCTGTGCACTGTGTTTGTTGCATTTGCTTTTGGTATCCACTTAAAGTTAGTTATCTTTGTCATAACCATATCTCTAAATGTACTGCCGTATCTCGGAACTGCCGTAGGGTTGACCATCTTTGCTAACCCGTATGCGTCTACTGGGCTTTGGGCCGCTGGTGTGCCTGTCATCATCCACAGCCACGTGTTGTCACGTAATAGTTTGTTTAGTGTTTTCCAACGTCGGGTCTGTGCATTTTTATAATGTGTAGCCTCGTCTACAATTATTAAATCAAACCCACCATTCTTTATAGACTCAGATACTATCTCCACACCATCATAGTTAATAATCACATAGTCAGTGTTCTGTTCTATTATTGATTTTCTTTTCTTGGCTTCGCCATGTGCTACAGCAACAGTTCTGTGTGGAGCAAAGTCAAACAGATCGTTTCGCCAAGCACTATCCATAATAGATAAAGGGCATATAACTAAAACACGATTGACTTTACCTTGTTGTATCAGAAAATCTGATGCCCATATTGCACTGGCTGTCTTGCCTGTGCCTTGTTCGTTAAAACAAAAGGACTTCTTGTGTTGTGTGAAAAATAATGCTGTCTTGCGTTGGTGCTTAAATGGCTTGTGTTTACCCGAAAAGGTATACTTCTGTTGTAGTACTTCCAATGTATTCTCCTTGTTGCAACAGATAAAATCTGCGTTTTTCGTCGTTTTTCTAGGGTACAATCACACACGGGACTTTCGTTTCGTGGCTGTACGGGCTTTAAATCAAGCCTTTTTCTTCTTCTTTCCGTTTCTACTTCTGTTTTTTGACGGACTCTCTAGAAAATAGCCGTCTTTGTTACTGCCACCTTTACTTAACATTTTCTTGTGGCTAACGTCTTTACCCTTTCGCTTAACACCCTTTTTGTCTAAGGCACGTCTTGCTTTCTGCCTTTCCATACGGTTAGGGTGTTCGTTTCTTTCTTTTTGTTTCTTGTATTCTTTTTTGTAAGGTCTTGGTGATTTAGTGTAAGCCATTAGTTGCTCCCGTTATGTATGCACTCAAGCACAACACAATGTCTTTTACATAACCCACTTGGGTGGGCGTTCCAAACATTATTACTATGTGCTACCTTCATGCGTTCATAGTTATCAAACCATTTTTTCCATAACGCAGGGATCATATCGTCTGTATAAGTTTGCTTTATAAAATTATTAGATACAACGAACAATAGCCCTGCATTAATAGTTTTTATTTTAGGGAAAAATTTAAAAGTAGCAAGTGCCATTAATTCTAATTGACCCTTGTCTGCGTACTTCGCTGACTTACTGGTTTTATAATCTACGATCCATGCTTTCTTACCGTTGATTATTACCAGATCGACTATACCACGCCACCAAACTTGTTTTGACGTGAAGCTACACGGCTCCAGATCCTGTGTGAGTCCCATCCTCATCTCACAATGTTTCTCACCATCTCTAGCTTTGAGAGCCTCAAGCACTGGTTTCATAAAATTAAACTTCTTAGGTATCGGCTTGTCATCATTGATAAAATCTTCGGCAACAGAATGAGCATCTGTGCCATAACGCATAGCATCGGTATATTGTTCTTTATAATCTTTCGCTATTTTTAAATGGTAGAACTGTTTGGGACACTGTTCAAAAGATTTCATTCTACTATACGACCAAGGCGATATACTCACTCACAATCTCCATAAGTTTTGCCCGTGCCCGATTCGCAGTTTATAGGCAGACCCTCTGCCCAGTCGGGTGTCCATCTCATGCACTCCTCTATATACGTTTGTGCGTCTTCTACTTCCTCATCTTTTACACATGCAGCTATTGAGTCATGTACTGTTAACACGACACGGTGCTTCTTGTTTATAAGTAACATCTGTTCTCCTATTATACAACGGGCTATAGCTTGACATACATTCTCTACCACTTTTCCACCATATATTCTAGTACGACCTCGTCTAGTTTGATAACTAAACTCTTCACCCATTTCACCCGTCTCATAATCTAAGTCTTCATATCGCATAAGTAAACCCGATGGTAGTCGTATAGCATTTTCTTCGGGCACAGTTCGTAGCACCTGACCTTTACCAAGACTAAACGGCATATCATTACGGTTTAACGAAACGAGAATCTGTTGTGCATCACGCCATAACTTGTTTATCTTCCAATTAGCCTCACGATAAATTTTTATAACCCTCCGTGCTTCTTCTATCTCCATATCAAACCCAAACGTCTTCAACTGTGATTGAAACTTCAAGGCACCCATGCCATAACCTGCACCTAAGATGGTTGTCTTACCGACAAACCTCTCATCTTTTGTTATATCTTCTTCTGCTTTACCATAAATACGTGATGCCATCTTAACATAAACATCTTCACCGTTAGTAAATGCCTCAGTTAAATCATCTTGTTCAGCAAGCCAAGCCAATACTCTAGCCTCAATTTGTGCAGAATCAGCATCTATAATTGTATATCCCTCGGGTGCGATAATACTTCGTTTAAGTTTTTTACCATTGACACCTCTGCTTGGTAAATTCTGTAAATTTATCTTATCATCTCCACCCCATCTGCCCGTGTGGGCTGCGTAATATTTGACTGGGACTGGCAGGAGACCACGTTTAGCTATGTCTATAAATCTTTGAGTTCGTGTTTCTTCTAATGTAGATTTAGTTCCCAACCTTGCAGTCACTAACGCTTGTACCCTTTCATCGGGATGAGTTTCTAACGCTTTAAACTCTTCATCAGACTTAGCAAAGGCAAATGTTTCTTTGCCAGTAGTAGGACTTATCTTTGTGGGTGGCTTAACACCAATAGATTTAAGAACCTCTGCAAACTTAGGATTGCTCATCAAATCTTCTTTAGTGACACCTGACGCTTCCAGCAGTTCATCCTTACTGTCACGTGTTTCTGTGAGATGTAGTTCTAACATTCCCAGGTCCAAGTCTAAGACTGGCTCTACAAACATACGTAATGTTGTGTCTATAAGTTTTAATTCTTTTCTCGGAAACCCACGACTCATTATCTTTAGCAATTCGTAAGTCAAGTCTACGTCGTTTATACAATAGTCTCCGTACCTTGCTAACTCTTCTTCGGTAAAGTCCGACCTATTCTTACCAAGTGCCTCGATAACTTCTGTGCCTTTTTCTCCAACATTGTATCTCTGTGCCAATGCTCTAAGACTACCACTACTCTCAACACCATGATATGCACGAGCCATACATAAAGTATCTCCATAAACTTTAGGATGTATATCAAATATCCAACTCAATATAGCACCATCAAACATTGTGTTATGTGCTACAACTAAAGAACTATCCCAAGGAAACGTGTTTAGGTATTGTTTAATCTCTTCGTGCGTACCACTTGCCCACTCCGTCTCTTGATTATTAAGTTTTACTCCAACACCAATGACTTCAAACCTTGAATCACGAACATACTCTTCGGTCGTCAGTTTACTCAATGAGTACTCTTTACTATAAAAAGTCTCAAAATCTAATGTAATTAAATCCATTAATCTTCCTCTGCCATAACACATTCATATTCAATACCGACATAAGCCATGTTATCGACATAGTGATCTTTCTTTTTCGGACTTGTCATACGTCTAGCTATCTTAGTGGACTCATGCACCAAAACAATCTCACGGGCAGATAAATCTCGACCCGTTATTGCATTAAATATATTGGCTATGTGTTGATGATTTTTAACGGGATCGCCATAGTCTTTGCGTCTGTCTCCGTCAGTGAGGCTCACTGCTTCACGCAACAGATCGTTACGGTCCTGCTTGTTCATGTGCTTTATGATAACTTCTTTTGGTGTGGCTATCTTACTCCTAATCTTGAAAGCATATGATTTAGATACCTTAGTTGCTTTGCTTATCTGCGTGGGTGTAGCCAAGGGATTTTTTAATAAGTACTTCTGCACCTTAACTTCTTTATCTGTCATTCTTATCATCCTCAAAATCTAATGGTAGTTCTAATTGTTCTTCTTCATGTCTATTATCTATCGACAATTTACAAATCTTACATACTGCTACCCCATCGGTAAAACATATGTATGTCTTACAACTAGGGCATAAATCATCTTTCCATCTTATCGCCATGTTATCCTCCTATAAATTTGATGCCCTCTTGTAGGAAGAGGGTCTAGTAGTACGTACTTCTACGACAAGGTCAGAGTTCTTTTGAGGTAAGGAGACGAACCCCCCTTGTTGCAGTGGATATGTGCCATGATACACTAAGGAGTCTCTCACTGCTTAACCCCACTGTAATAGTCATCAAATATACTACGAACACTATCTATATTCTTTTCGTTGATAACTACTGCAATTCCTTTTTGGTTTCTAATATCTGTTAAGTTCTTATCTTGTAATGCCGTAGGCTTGTTGCTACCTGCTTTGCACTCGATACCAAAGAAGATACCTTTGTAGCACCCAACTATATCGGGCACGCCACTAAAGCCGTAACCACCAGTCACGGGATAAAAGTAGTATGCTCCCATTTCTTTTAATTGTGCTACAACTTTTTTCTTAACCTTTGCCTCGGGTGTCATTACCATTTTTTGTTCTCAAACTCAATGCTACCCAATGTAGACCCACCACCTAAATTTGTTGTGGCTTTTTTCACAACTCTACCATACTCTATCTCTTTCAATGCTCTTGGATCATCTTCAAACCTCTCGTGCATATCAAGTTCTTGTGGTGTCTTCTTTAGGTTATCAGTTCTTAACTTTCTTTGCGTGTCTTTTATGCTTGCTCTTACTCTACTAAACTTATCCATTACTTATCTCCCAATCTGACTGTGTTTCTTTATCTTTTAAGATTTTATCGCAGAAACATTTTATGTGTTGCACTTTAGAAATATCATTATAACAATATTTTAAAATCAAATTACATATTCTCTCGGTTATTGTTTGTCTCATTTTACCCTCTCAAAAAACTGGTTTCAACGGCAAGTAGCGAGGGGCATTACACCC